CATTTGTCGTGTATTTAACTATAGCTTCACCTTTCTCAATGCACGATTTTGTATTTTCATGCCATTGGAAAATAGTGAAACCATGAGGTATTGGATTCGACAGAAACTCATACTTATTAGTCAAATCAATACATTGCTCATACCATTCAACATATGAATCACCATTTAAATAAAACGGTTGTAACGAGCCAAGTTTAATTGACTGGACACCACGAGTATAGATAAAGTGAATTAAATTGAGGAAACTCTCAATAAAGTCCATCTTACCTAAACACATCTTACGAGCATCTCGTTCAAATGATTTCATGATCTTATCATTGAATGTAAGGCCAAGGGATTGGAATATTTCTGAAGAAATAATATACAAGAATATCTTGTAGAGTTTTCCAAATAGAGGGGAAGACTTAATTTTCTCCCAATATCCCAACATCTCACCTAGATGCTCAAATCCTGTTTCAACTCTAGATTGTGCACTCCATTTCATGAAATTGTAATCTGTTGTCACAGCTGCACCTAAGTTAAGGACTTTTAAGCAAAAGTCCATAACATTTGCTGAAAAATCATTTCGCCAAATAGGTTTGTCTTGTGAACGTGCAGCTATGAAGTTAGATATAGCCAAAATATATTGGCTACGTGATTTAGCTTGATACAGACCAATACAAAATAATCCAACATCTTGGATCCATTTTTGCATCTTATCTTGCTTAATACGTTCTCGCTCTGGTCCAAAAATATATTTCAGAGTACTAAAACTCTGTACATCATATTCTGCAAAATCACTTAATGATTTATGCAAAAGACCTAGAGTGATGTTATGTTCCTGTAAGCAACAAACAGATGATTCTTCAATAGAGTCAAATAATTGAGCTTCACACTCCTGGATAATTGAATAAGTAGATGAACCACCTAACAATCCAAAGAATTTAACACTCATAGTAGTTCTATATCCGTTCATGTTATAACATGATAAAGGAATAGGACGCTGAGACAAAATCTTTCCATCTAAATAGATGGCGAAGTTATAAAAAACCTCAACTTCTCGGTGTGCTGTAGTTGCAGTATTTAACTGTACATGCACATCAGGCATTACAGAATGCAAAAAATCATACAAATCC